TCGTCTCCAACCAGCCAAGGAACAAGTGCAACGTCATCTTCAATAAGAATTTCGTCTACAAATGTAATTCCTGGAATGTGTTTAGCAAAAGCAGTACTATTAACGTCACGTTTGTCTTTATAATATAAATCGTGGTTGCCATCAAAGAAGTAAAACTTCTCAAATGCAGCACCTAGCTTCTCCATACTACGAATTGTTGCATCCATAGTAGTTAAATTTAATGAATTACGATTATGATGCCAGTCTCCGCAAAAGATGCCAGTCTCGCAACCGGCAGCTTGTGCTTGTTCTATGTACCAATCAATAAATTCTTCGCAATCTTCGTTATGAACACGACTATTGCCCTTCAAACCAAAATGGATGTCCGTAAACACCGCTGCTTTTTTAAACAAAGAGTATCCTCCATATATACTTGTTAAAGTATATAGTAAATATTAACAGTTGTCAACCTATTTTTTGGTATTTGTGTATTCTGTTAACGGTGCTTCTTCATTCCGCTTCACGCTTGCTTCCCATTCGCCTTGATTCTGTCTTGTATAACTTGGATTCAAGTCATTCATTTCAAGAATGTCATCTCTAATATTTTGATTACGCTTTTCAATGTTAATAACACGAACAAAACTATTAGTAACTGCTGCTGTGTAGTAAGCAAACGGATTATCTGACTTAGATTCATCAAATTGTAGTCCAATTTGTGAAAGTTGCAAGATAGCTTGACCTTTCATTTCGTCATTGTAAGTGTAACCACGAACATTGCCGCGAGTAGCATAACGATCAACAAGTTTTAACCACATCATAGCAAGTTTGTCTGTTGCTTTACCATGTTGATGACTAAAATGTCCGTTGTCCATGCCGCCTACCCAGTGACTTTTGCCTACTAGTACAATTTCGCCTTCGTCGTTATATTTGTAATGTTGAAAGGGAGGAAACGGAAGTTTAACTCGTGTATCGGCAACAGTCTTTGGGTTCTTTTTACGACCTGGCTCTTCTGGAATATGATCAAACGTCATTACACGGAAGATCAGTTCTTCTTTTGTAATTTCAGCAGCAGTAGTTTCACATTCTGCTTGTTTAACTTTGTGTCCTAAACCTTTTCTACGTTCGTATTCAGCAGATGATAGCTTTTTAGCCTTATTGCGCTTTGCTTCTGCAACAGTCAAACGGTTAATTTTGTCAACACTTGGCAGAATAATATCGTAATCTGCATATTCTGGTGCAAGATAGCTGTTGAATTGATTTTTTGATTTGTGTATTTCTTTAAGTATATCTTTATTATTCAGATAATTTTTAGGTCTCATTGACATCTCCGGTTATGTTATATATATTATAATATACTCTGTTAATTTTGTCAACTAAATAGTAGTGTAGGAGATACGATAATTATGCCGTTTAAAATTAATTTCGATGCAAGCAACTTTGTTAGTAGTATTGTCAGCGATGCAAAAAGTGCTGTTAAAGGCGCAATTGGTGATACCATTAATCAAAAGTTAGGCAGTCTCGGCCCACTTGGAAAACTTGCTGCAACATTTATCAACCAAACTGGCGGCTTCAACAGCGGCGGACCAAACAATAGAACAATATCACGTGCTATAATTTCGTCTAACAATTCAGTTTCGGATGCAAGTGACTGGCGTGTTAGTATTAGTGTTCCTGACGTTATTCTAGACAACGGTGACATACTAGCACCATTGAGGGAAGCTAGCGGGTCAAGTGCATTTAATACAGGAAACAGAATGATATTTCCGTTTAACCCTACAGTACTATTAAGTCATAGTGCAAACTACAGCCAAATACAACCTACACATACAAATTATCCTTACAATGCATATGAAAATAGTCAAGTTGATGCAATTACAATCACAGGCGAATTTTATCAAGAAAATGAAAACGATGCAAAGTATTGGATTGCATGTTTGCACTTTTTAAGAAGTGCAACTAAAATGTTTTATGGTAACAGTTATCCTTTAGGCAATCCGCCAGTAGTTTGTAGACTAAACGGTTATGGTAAACACGTTTTAAACAATATTCCTGTTGTAATTACAAACTTTACAACAGATTTACCAGTTGATGTAGATTATATACAGTGTACAGTAAATGGATTGCCAAACTATGTTCCTACACAAAGCTCTATTACAGTTACATTACAGCCACAGTATGCAAGACGTTCACAGTCAGGATTTAGTTTAAATCAATTTGCAAGCGGCGGGCATGTTAATGGCGATGAAGGATTTGTATAATGGAAAAAAATAGTTTAAGCCCGTATGCAAGAACGCCAATTAATAGAAACGGCTATCTAGATATATTATCTCCTAGACCTGTTCCTGTAAATCAGAATGATATATCTTTTGTAATTACAACTGAATTTACATATCGTCCAGATTTGTTAGCACACATTACTTACGGTAAAAAAGAATTATGGTGGGTATTTGCACAAAGAAATTTAGATACATTAAAAGATCCTATTTTTGATTTTGTAGCAGGTACAGAAATATATCTACCAGATCCAGCAGCATTACGCAATACATTAGGATTCTAATATGGCATTTAATTTAGGTGCATCTTTAAAAAGTAATTTAAAATCGTCAGTTGTAAACACTGTTAGTCAGCGCATTAGTTCTGCTGTACCAGGTGTCAATAGTCAATTAATTAATTCAGCATTATCGGGCGGTGACATCAAAGGTGCATTATTAGGTGCAGCACAAGGTGCTCTAGGAAATCAATTACTTGGCGGAATACAAACTAAGTTAGGCGACTTAATTGCTAATGCAGAAGAACTAACGGGATTACAAAATAATGCTCTAAAAATTGTAGAACGCGGTGTAGCAGACTTAGCAGGTATAGTAGGCGGCGAATACGGATTACAATTAGAACAATTTAGAGAATTATCTGAACGCAGTGTTGCTGTTGATACCTTTTTAGATAGTGGATTTATGCCATCCTACAAAGGAGATGATAGTTCTGCAAGCAAAATACCTAATCCTCTAAGAAATCACAATGGATTTAATTATGTTATAACACTAGGAGTTCTTGATCCTACAGAATATAATAATCCAGAGCTGTATAGAAGTGCAGGCGGCTTTAAAAATTATGTAATACAAAGCAGTGGCGGAAATTTAAACAAGCGTTATCAAGTGTTTGACGAAACAGGCGGCGGATCAAGTGATCACGCAGAATATTATATTGACGATATTAATTTAGATAGTATTGTTGCTCCAAATCCAAATACTAGATTAACATTGGGCACTAGTTTAACATTTACTGTTATTGAACCTTATAGTATGGGAAATTTTATTCAAGCAGTAATTGGAGCAGCAAGCGCTGCTGGATATAGTGGTTATACTCAAGCACCGTTTTGTTTGAAAATTGATTTTGTTGGATGGAATCAAGACGGTGCTACTGATGCAAACTTTATAGGACAACCGATGTTCGTGCCTATACAAATAATCAATATGGATTTTAATGTTTCAGGTCAAGGCAGTAAATATGAAGTAAAAGCAGTACCAATGAGCGAAACAGGGCTTTCTGATAATATTAATAAAATTAATAGTTCTGTTCGAGCTGCTGGCACATTATGTCATGAAGTGTTGGAAACAAACGATCAATCGTTAACAGGGTCGATAAATAGAGCAATCGAAGATCTAGAAGAAGCAGGCGCACTTGCACCGTATGATAGATATGTAATTTGTTTTCCAAAAAATAGACAACTCTTACACGCGGCATTAACTGCTGGTAATGTTGACGAATCGGCATTCACTACATCACCAGAAGAACAAGAAGCAGAACGTAGAGGTTATACAGGACCAGATGATGGATTGCGCGGTTCGTTTAGTCCTACAACTATAACAGTTACTAAACCCAGCCAAACGTATGCTATATTAAAAAGTTTTGCCGAAGACACTGATCAAATGAATGCAATTGGAACAAGTCCAATAAATCAAGACACTAATGCACCCGGGTCATCAGGAGAAGCAGAGCCAGCAGCAGCAACTGATCCAGAATCTGGACTTGTTGATCCTGGTAATCAAGCAACACAGCCTATTGACAAGACTAGAGAACTACAATTTAATCAAAACGAGCGAATAACAGATATTATCGAAAAAACTATAATGCAATCTGAATATGCTGCTGAACGTGCAACTCAAGAAACTACAAACGGATTAAACAAATGGTTTAGAATTGACACTCATGTTTATTTTGATGAAAGCCCGTTGACTGAAGCAACAATGGGCCGCCGTCCAAAAGTTTATGTATATAGTGTTATCGAATACGAAGTAGACGAAGCAGTTACAATTAATAACAACAAACGTGCGACAAATAACGCTGGCCTAAGAAAGATGGCAGTGAAAGAATATAATTATATCTACACTGGCAAAAATGAAGATGTATTAAATTTTGATATTAATTTTAATAATGCATTTATGATGGCAGCATATGCAGATTTAGGCATGAATACTGCGCCCTTGCGTGATCCAGACGCAGCAAAAACTACTTCTTCAGGGAATGGAACAGACAGTGGTACAACAAGTGCAACACCTGTCGATCTAAAATCTGCAAATGAAGCAATGGGCGGAACACAACAGATTACACAAGTAGCACTTCCGTCAGCCACCGGCAGCAATGATATCCGACGTAAAATTGCAGAAGTTTTTAATGATAAAATTACAAATATGACTGTAGATATGGTTACTGCGGAAATGGAAATAATGGGAGACCCGTATTTTATTCCACAACAAACAGGAAATTATGTTGCAGACAAAGGATCGAGCCCGAGTATAATGCAAGACGGTACTTTAAATGCGTTGGATCAATCAGTATTTTGTGTAGTAAATTTTAGAACTCCATTTGATTACCAAACAAAAGGAGCTACTATGGAATTCCCTCAGCTTGTTCCAGGTTTTAGTGGAATATACCAAATATGGGCAGTAGTTAATAACTTTAATCAAGGCAAGTTTACACAGACTCTTAAAATGATTAGACGCAGAGGTCAAGATGACGAAGCAACTACAGGTCCAAGCGGTGTAGTACAAGTTGATAATTCAGCAGCATTGAATAAAGATGGCGTACAATCAGACGGAACAGTTGGAGCATCAGCAATGCCTGGAACCGACTGCGAACCTGCCCCTTCACAGGACGATGTAAGAAATTTAATGCCAGCAATTGATAATAAAATGAGCATGGATAATGCTGCAACACAGCAAGCACTGGAAACTGCACTTTCTAGTGCAACAAATGTATTAGGAAATATCGGTGCAGGACTTGAACAGGGTATAACAGGTACTCTTAATGAGATTACTGGAATTTCAGACAAAGCACTTGTTGCAATAGGCAGCGTATCAAGTGCAAGAATAAGAGGAGCATTACCTAATATAAGACCTGGCGACGAAACAAATGCACTTGATGCACTTGCTGCTGATCTTGAGATAGTTAATAAGGCAAGAGATGCTGCTACAGGTGCAGTAAATAATGCAGTAAATAATAAAATAAATTCGGTAACGGATGCAGCCAAAAATCGTGTTAGAAGTTTGTTAGGATAATACTATGGCACAACAAGATAATAGTTCACCAGAAGAAGCAGCAGGAAAATTAGATCAAACAAATGCAGTTCCTGTAAGTACTGAAGGTCCTTGGAAAAATTCTGAAGATATGTGGACTTTTCAAAACTTTGCAGATATGGAAAAATATGGTCCAGATATTGTTAGTGGAAAACCTGGTAGTAGTGCAACAGTAGTATTAGTTATCGATAATGAAGATGCTGGACTGCCGAGTTATCAAAAAAACAAACACTACTGGATTTTAGAAAATGCAGATTACGGTGGCGGCACTGTGGTATTGTATTTTCGACACAGTGTAGAATATTTTTCTATTCTAGTAGAAGAAGGTTCTGCAACTATGGAAGATTTCAAAACCGAATCAAATTTAAACTTCTTAGGCTCTGGCAGAATAAAAGTTGATACATTTCAGGGTTATCCTATCTATATTCGAGATCCGGCAATCGATGACAATCGTCCAGAATCACAGACTGGGTCTACTACCGGAGCAACTACAGGCACAACAGTTGAAACAACCACTACTGCAAAACCAGGCGCCGCAGGCGTTGTTACAGAAAGCCAAACCATACCTGCAGAAGTTGGATTAGATGCATTTGGAGGTGCAGGACCGGCAGTTACAGAAGCTGATGTCAGCTTAGATGCATTTGGAGGTGCAGGACCGGCAGTTACAGAAGCCGATGTCAGCTTAGATGCATTTGGAGGTGCAGGACCAGCAGTAGTATCAGGAGCCACTGGAAAAATTGAATCGAGTGGACCTGGTCCGTGTTTGCCACAAAATATGGGATCAGGTTCAGGCGCAACTCCGCCTGCGTCAGTGCCTTATGATGATGCTATATTAAGACAAGCTAGAGCAGCAGCCGCTGCGCCTGCATCAGTAATACCAGATCCATTAGATGCATTCGGCGGCGCAGGAGCCGCAGTTAGTGGAGCAAAGGGAGGCAGAGGTAACGGAGCAGCTGAACTAGCACAACGTAGAGCAGATGCTGCTGCTACATCAACAGCGCCTACTACAGTAACACAGCCTCCGTCGACTCCTACAAGTTCAGCTACAGCAAAGCCACGCCCTCCAAACGTATATATATACGAGCCTATCACTCCAGGATTTGATAGATATGATTTTAATACAGGAAAAAAAGTGTATACTCCTAACAACGGACCAAGTAGAAATAATAGCGGACAAACTGTAACACCATCACAAGGCCCAGCGACTATGTCGTCTGCTGCCAGTGCAGAAGCAGCAGGATATGGATCTTCACAATACGGCGAATTTGGTCCACCAGTAACTGCACGTGATCCAAGACAAACAGGACCATTTTAAAAATGTCAAACGGAAATTATACAAGAACTACTAGTTCGCAAACAACTGGATTTAGAAATTCAGGTCCCTATGAAGCTATTGTAGTTAATAACTTAGATACAAAATATATGGGCGGACTTGTTGTTGAATTATTGCGTTACACTAGTTCAGGTGGCACGCCTGAACGTAGCGGACAACTATTAAACGTAAAATACCTTAGTCCTTTTTACGGAGTTACTCCAAATGCTGCACTTACTGCAAATGACGGATATGAGCATACGCAAAAAAGTTATGGCATGTGGATGGTTCCGCCGGACGTAGGCACAAAAGTTCTTGTAATCTTTGCAGAAGGCAATCCTAATTTTGGTTATTGGATAGGATGTATACCAGCAGATTATATGAATTTTATGGTTCCTGATGGCAGAGCATCAACTGAAAATACAACAGGAATAACGCCTCCAAGTTTAAGAGGACGCAAATTGCCAACAGGCGAGTACAACAAAGCAATTGAAACTGGCTCAAGAGTTGATCCTACTCTTTTTGAAAAACCTTACAATAAAGATTTTGCAGAAACTCTTGAAATACAAGGATTGCTAAACGACGAAATTAGAGGAACAACCACAAGTAGTGCAAGACGAGAAATACCAAGTATGGTATTTGGTATAAGCACACCTGGTCCTAAGGATCGCCGAGACGGATCGCCTACATCAGAAATCGGCACCAAAGGACAGAAAGTTTCTTCTCCATCTAATAGATTAGGCGGCTCGTCAATTGTAATGGATGATGGCGACGAGCGTTTTGTACGTGCAACACATGCAGAAGACGGCCCACCAATTTATAAAAACAAAGGCGCAAACGAAGCAGGCGGCGACAGAACTATACCCCAAAATGAATTATTACGTCTAAGAACACGTACTGGTCATCAGATACTAATGAATAATTCAGAAGATTTGATTTATATCGGAAATGCTCGCGGCACTACTTGGATCGAAATGACCAGTGATGGTAAAATTGACATCTATGCACACGATAGCGTTAGTATCAGCACTGATAATGATTTAAACATTAATGCTGAACGTGATATAAACATGGAAGCAGGAAGAAACGTTAATATCAAAGCAGCAGGGCGCAATACTTCTGGAGTAGAATCTGGCAGAGTACAGATTGAATCTAAAAATAATTTTAACCTGCATGTTGGTAAAGATAGTAAAATTACTGTAGGACAGAATCAACATATAAAAGTAAAGGCAAATCAATATATTGATACTACTGGAAACTTACATATTAAAACAGAACAGGATAATAGATTAACATCGACCAGCGGCAATACTTTTATTAACAGTAAAAAAGAACACAGAGAAACAGCAACATATGTGCATATGAATGGCCCCGTCGCACCAGTTGCAAGCCCTGCAAGTGAGGTTCGAACTTTAACTGTAAACACATTACCGAAGGTAAAACCAGGCGGACAAATATCAAGTGTTGAAAGTATACTTGCAAGGTCACCACAACATGAGCCTTGGCCTCATCATGAAAATTTAGATCCGTTGTCGTTTAAGAAAATTCAAACAGATAGAGACGCACCTGGAGCACTTCCTAGTGCAGATCGTGTACTTACTCCGGATACCTTTAACAAGAATTTACAAGGTAGAAAGTCAAGTGCATTTGTGCAAGGAAGCGGCGGCAACGTTAGCACAGGAAATGCAGGTCGTCCAGGCAGCAATGGACAACCTGGTGTACCACCTGGTGATTATTCAAGCGATTATACATTCGATGATAATATTGGTGCATTGAGTGAGCGGTATGAATCTCGAGGCAATCCTGCAATTATAGGATGGGATAGCACAGGCGGATGGAGTTACGGAAAATATCAATTAGCAGCAAACACCGGATCATTAAATGAATTCCACAATTGGTTAGCTACCGCTTATCCTGATTTAGAATCACAATTAGCAGCAGCCGGCGGGCCTGCCGGCGCAAGAGCAGGCACAGATGCATACAAGGCAGCATGGGCACAGGTTATGGGAACAGCCGCAGGCAGCGCAGCACAAAGCGAATATGCAGGGATACAATACTATCTTCCTGGCATTAGACGAATTAAAAATGGAACAGGACTTGATCTTGAATTACGATCTTCAACTGTAAATCAAATGGGATTTTCTACATCAATACAACACGGCGCTGGAGGTGCATCGAGTGTGTTTAGAAATGCATTAGAAACTTTAGGGTATCCGCCAAACACTCCTACCGCAACAGAGCCTACTGATGCTGCACTAATTAGAGCAGTTTATGCCCAACGACGAGCAGGAAACGGTGCAAGATATTTCCCCAGTAGTACACAAGCAGTTAGAAATAGTGTTGTTAACAGATTTCACAATGAAGAAGCAGATGCACTTAGAAGTTTAGAACAAGAAATTGCAGAAGCACAAGCAAATCCTCCAGTGTCAGATCCAACGGATAATAGTGCTGCTACAAGATCAGTTACACCTACAAGTAATGCACAATAATTAAGGTAAATATAGTATGAGCCAATTAGAAAAAAACTTATATAAACGTGTAACAGTAAACTCTACAGCTCAAACAGCATCTACTGGAAGAAAATACAGAGGATTTTCAACAGTTGCTGATGCTAAGAGTTTTAGTATATACGATTTTGAACTAATTAAACAAGATTTAATTAATCATTTTCATATACGTCAAACTGAAAAGCTAAGTGATCCTACATTTGGCACAATTATTTGGGATATATTATACGAACCGTTTACTGTTGAAGTACAAGAAGCTATAATTGAAGACGTAACACGTATTATTAATTATGATCCTAGAATAAAAGCTGATGATATTATTATTGATACTTATGAACAAGGTATACAAATTGATTGCACAATTATAGTTTTGCCATTCGGTATAACAGATCAATTACGTTTTAAATTTGATAAAGAAAACGGCTTGCTTCAGTCTTAAAATTAAATACGCACTTTTTCCTATAAGATAAATATTATCAGTAAACAAGGAAATGCACATGTCTTCAAATGATAGACAGTCAAGGCTACTAGTAGCTGAGGACTGGAAAAGAATTTATCAATCATTCCGTAACGCTGATTTTCAAAGTTATGACTTTGACAATCTACGCCGTACGATGATCAACTACTTACGTCAGAATTATCCAGAAGATTTTAACGACTATATTGAGTCTAGCGAATATCTTGCACTAATTGATATGATTGCATTCCTTGGGCAAAACTTATCATTCCGTATTGATTTAAATGCTCGTGAAAACTTCCTTGAAACGGCAGAACGCAGAGAAAGCGTATTACGTCTTGCACGTATGCTGTCATATAATCCTCGCAGAAATCAAGCAGCAAACGGTTTACTAAAATTTGACACAATTAAAACAACTGAAAATCTATTAGATTCAAATGGTTTAAATCTAGCAGGAATTACAATTAAGTGGAATGATCAAACTAACACAAATTATTTTGAACAATTTACAAAAATACTAAATTCAGCATTACCGCTTTCAAATTCAATAGGCAATCCTTTAAAATCTGCACTGATTGCAGATGTTCAAACACAAAAATATCGTTTAAATGCTACAAATACAGGGCAAGCAATTTATCCGTTTACTAAGCGTATTGAAGGCGTAGGCACACGTTTTGAAATTGTAAGTACTGATATCATAGATGACAGTATTTTAGAAGAAGCACCTTTACCAGGTAATAGTCCTGCGTTTCTATTTAGAGATGACGGTCAAGGTGCAGGTAGTTCAAACACTGGATTCTTTATGCATTTCCGTCAAGGTAAGCTTGAAACAGGTAATTTTAATGTTTCCAATCCAACACCAAATCAAGCAGTGCAAATTGATGCTGAAAATATTAATGACAGTGACGTATGGCTATTTTCATTAAACAGTGCAGGATTTGAAAATAACGAATGGACAAAAATTGATGCCGTAGAAGGCAACAACGTTATCTATAATAGTTTGTTTAATAAAACTAGAGATGTCTTTGCTGTAACTAGTCGCATTGGAGATAGAATTAATTTAAACTTTAGTGACGGGGTTTTTGGTAATTTGCCTTCGGGAAATTTTAGAACTTATTATAGAACTAGTAATAATACAAGAAGTGTAATTACACCTAGTGCAGTTGGAACAGTAAGTATTGATATTCCTTATCAATCAAGAACTGGTGCACGACAAACACTTACTATTGGGTTTAAATTAAATTATACAATTAGCAACGGTACTGCTACTGAAACTAATACAGAAATTAAACAAAATGCACCTGCAACTTATTATACACAAAACAGATTAATTACAGGTGAAGATTATAATATTGGTCCTCTTGCTATCAGTCAAGATATTATTAAGACTAAAAGTTCAAACAGAATTTCAAGCGGAATAAGTCGTTTCTTTGATTTAAAAGATGCTAGTGGAAAATATTCAAATACTAGTTTGTTTGCTGATGATGGTGTGCTCTATAAAGAAGAATTTGTAGAAAAGCAGTCTTTTACGTTTGCAACTCAAACAGACATTGAAGGTGTTATATATAATACAATTGAAGGTATTTTAAGTAGTGTAAACGCTCAAAACTTTTATCTTGCAAAATATCCAAAAATTATTGTTAGTGACCTTAATGCATCGTGGCTACAGTCTAGCACTAGTACAAATCAAACTTTAGGGCTACTTCGAGATATTGATGAAAATCCTTATAACGTAGGTTCATTTACAGCTAATAGTTTACGTTTATTAGAAGCAGGAACTATGTTAAAATTTGTTGCACCAGAAGGCAAGCACTTTATGCCTGATGGTACGTTAATGGACAATAGTGGAGTTGTAGATCATTTAGGAAAAACAACATACAAATGGGTAAAGGTTATTTCAGTAACAGGTAACGGGACTGTTATTGACGAAGACGGAATTGCGCCTATTGTAGTTAATGATGTATTGCCTTCTGATGCAATACTACAACAAATTGTTCCAAACTTTTCTAAAGTATTAATTAATGATATAAAAACACAATTAATTGATCAAGTTTTTGAGTACAATGATTTTGCGCTGCGTTATGATCAATATGATAGACAATGGAAAATAGTACTAGCAGAAAACATTAACACTCTTAATAAGTGGGCACCGGGTAAAGCAGGTGATACAACAGGTGAAAATCTTGATGCAAGTTGGATGTTATATTTTAAAACCGACGGAGAAAAATATACAATTACATACCGTAATTTAAGATATGTAATGGAAAGTGCAGACGAGATTAGATTCTTCTTTGATGCAGCTGATAAAATTTATGATCCGGCCACTGGTCAAATTGTTAGAGACAAAATTGATATTTTAAATATTAACAGAAAGCCTGGCGAACTGATTCCGTTTACTAGAGATTTTAGCTGGACAATTACTGACGCATACAGAGATGTAGAAGGATACTTAGACAGTCGTAAAATTCAAGTACAGTTTATTGACTTAGATGACGACGGCGTAGTTGATGATCCAGATATCTTTGAGCAAATTGTAGGCGAAGAAGACACTTCAATTTCTACAGCAGCTAAATTAATATTACAAAAGAAATATACAACAACTGACGGTGTAGAAGATTTTAAATATTTTGCAAATACAAATGCTGAAATTATTATTGTTCAAAATGAAGCATTAATTGCTCCTTATAGCAGCCGTTTAGAAGGACAAATATTTTATCTAATCGATGAAGGTATTTTTAGAAAACTTAATAAAGCACTAAACAATACAACAATTAATACAGACTATAAAGCATATTTTGGAAGAGCAGATTTAAAATTCCATTATATTCATGTTGCTGACAGTGGCTATAGGATAGATCCGAGTGCAAGTAATATTATCGATACTTATGTATTATCTAAAACATATGATACGCAAGTTAAACAATATATTGCTGGAACAACTTTAATACAACCTAAACCGCCTAGCAACGACGAATTGTTTAGAAGTTACGGAACAGAGATTAATAAGATTAAATCAATTAGCGACGAAATCATTTATCATCCAGTAAAGTACAAAATATTATTCGGTGATACGGCACCGGCTGATTTACAAGTTAAATTTAAGATTGTTAAAAATACTAACTTAGTTATTAATGACAATGAATTAAAATCACAAATTATCGAAGCGATTAACAAATTTTTTGATATTGAAAACTGGGACTTTGGAGAAACATTTTATTTCCAAGAACTTAGTGCCTATATTATGAATGAATTATCACCAAAGCTAGTAAGCATACTAATAGTACCAAGACAAACTACACAAAGTTTTGGTAGCTTATTTGAGATAAAAAGCGAACCCGACGAAATATTTGCAAGTGCTGCTAAAGTAAGTGATATTGAAACAATTGATCAGTTAACAGCAATTAACCTACAAGCAAGCGGTACAGTAATTAATAGTGTATCAACTGCTATAACATCAGGAATAACAAGTAGTGCATCAACATCTAATACATCAAGCAGTTCAAACACCGGTGGAGGTTATAGTTACTAATGGCTAAAAATGATCAAAACGAAAGCGCCCTGCCAGTACCAGGACAAAACAATAAAATTACTGCGAGTGATTTTTTACCTAAATTCTTTAGAACACAAGCAAATAAAAAGTTTTTACAAGGTACACTAGACCAGCTTATACAGCCAGGTGTTGCAGAAAAAATTAACGGCTACTATGGCAGAACAACTGCTAAAGCATATAAAACTACAGACAATTATATAGATGATGTAACTGCCGACAGAACAAACTATCAGTTAGAGCCTGCGACAGTTATCAAAGACAACTACAACAATGTAACTTTCTATAAAGACTATAATGATTATATTGGACAGTTAGGTGTATTTGGTGCAAACACAGACAATCATAGTAGATTAAACAGCCAAGAAACTTATGCATGGAACCCAAATATTGATTGGGACAAATTTGTAAACTTCCGTGAATACTATTGGATGCCAAATGGGCCTATTAGTATACCTGTAAGAGGTCAAAGTAGAGACATTGTTAGTACATATACTGTTACTACCGAGGATCAAGGCGATAACATTTCTTACGTGTTTAATGACGGATTAACACGTAATCCTAATTTAAAATTATATCGCGGCCAAACATATCGTTTTGAAATTGATGCACCTGGTCATCCTATGGCTATTGCTATTAGTAGAACATTTACTCCTGGTACTGCAATTTTAACAGCAGGAACAGAAGGACTACGTGCCGATGGATTATTTGATACAGTTCTGTACGGTAATGAATACGACCAAGGAGAATATATTATTCTACCAAGCGGCGGAAGTGTTACTTTTGCTGATGACGATAATGTTAGTACACTATATCCAGACGGTATTCGTAAGTTAGGTGAAGAAGGCGATGAAGTAGCAGTTGCATACATTGAAAAGGGCACAATTGAATTTACAATACCTTTTAATGCTCCTGACAGATTATTTTATATTAGTAAAAATGCTGTAGATACAAGTGGACAATTTAGAATTTATGACATTGAAGAAAA